GGATGCTAAAATCATGTTCTGTGGTGATGCAAGTCAAACAGACTTACAGAAAACTAACGAAAAGAATGGCATTCTTGACTTCATGAAGATAATCGAACAAATGCCTGAGGAATTTGCAATGATTGAATTTAATGTCAATGATATTGTTCGTTCTGGTCTTGTAAGAGAATATCTTGTTCGTAAAATGGCTATGGGATTTTAATGTTTATTGTTGAGAATCACTTAGGTGATTTAGAGTTAGAGAAAAAAGAGACCGACGGACTTCGCCTATATAAGTTACCTAATGAAGATTGGGTTCCTTCTATCACCTCTGTTACAAGTTTCTATAATCGAGAGGTGTTTCGTGAATGGAGAAAGAGAGTCGGGAATGAAGAAGCAGATCGTGTCACAAAAGAGGCAACTCGCCGTGGTACAGACTTTCATGAGGCTGCACAAGCCTATCTTGAAAATAAGGAGTTAGTTTGGGATGATTACCAACCACTGACTCAGTTCATGTTTCACAGTGCGAAGTCTAGTCTTGATAAGATTGGAAAAATACACGCAATAGAACGCACACTTTATTCTGAATACCTTGGTCTGGCAGGAAGAGTCGACTGTATCGCCGAATATGAGGGCGAACTCGCTGTCATTGATTTTAAGACCTCGAAAAAAATTAAACCAGAAAAATGGATCGAACAATACTTTGTTCAAGAGGTTGCATATGCCTGCATGTATTATGAACTGACTGGAATTCCTATCCAAAAACTTATCACAATCATGGTCACACCGAACGGTGAGATTAAGGTTTATGATAAAAGAAACAAAGGTGATTACATTAAATTATTGGTAAAATATGTCAAAAACTTTATCGAAAACCGAATGGTGGTTAATGGGTGACATCAACAAAGCTCTTAAAGAAAAGTTTCTCTGTTCAGCACAGTTTGCACAGGATATAGAGGCTATTGTCAAAAATGACAACTTAGGTTATATTGATGCTATCGTACATTATTGTGAACAAAATGCCATTGACGTTGAATCCGTGCCGAAACTCATTTCAAAACCACTCAAGGAGAAGTTGAAATGGGAAGCAACAGAACTCAACTATCTCAAACGTACCTCAAGAGCAAAACTGCCCTTATGACTGGTTTTGATTGCTACAGAACTTATCTAGCATTCAAGAATCATTTTACGAAGGATAACTTTGATTATTTTAAGTATGGTGGAAAGACAAACGCAACCACCACATCATTTAATAAAAGAAAGGACAAATATTTTTTTGAAAAGATGTCTCGTCAAAAGAAAGACGAAGATATTGTAGATTACTTTACTGCTATATTCTCTCAGTGTGATGACCCACAAAGAATGTGGATCGGAGAGATTATAGAGACTGGTGAAGACAAATATAACGATTGGAAAAAGAAGATACAGAGTTTGAATTATCTTTTCAAACAAGAGATGATACAGATTTGTAGTAACAGAGATTTCAATTCTTTGTTTGAATGTAAGAACGGCAAACACCCGATTATTATCAAAGAACATTTAAAGAAAAATATTACAACAGAGACATTAGTAATACTCGATGGTATGCTTGAATACAAAAAAGACTTTGATGCCAAGTTAGATGACTTTGTATGGAAAACCGTCAGTATGAAACTTGACAAATACAAACCGTTTTTGTTAAATAATATTAACCTTGCAAAATATAAGCAAACCCTCAAGGAGATTGTAGTTAAATGAATTTTGATTCTAGGAGTGAATTTTTTGATTCGGAGATGGTTCAAGCCAGTCTTGAAGAAATCAAAGAACTTCAAGATCTAATTACTAATGGTATTATTGAGGCTGCCTTTTCCTCTGCCACTGGAATTGAGGAAGATGAGATGGAACAACTTGATTTGATTGAAGAGTTGTTAGAGAAACAGAAACTCATGTACTTTAGATGTAAGTTGTCGAAGGACGAAGATGCGATGTTGGTTGCAGAAAATATGAGAGAGTCACTTAGACAGATGGGTATGCCTAGAGGTGCAACTGTAGAACAGATGTTTGATAATTTAAAGGGTTCAATTCGTAAGTTAAGAGAAACGCTTGACAACTAAATAGTAGTGTGTTATATTAAAAATGTTGGACGCAACATGGGAGTGACTGAATAAACTTACTGGCAACCGCTGGTTAAGGTGATGAGACACAGGTGGTGCTGCTGCTCGCAAGGGTAGAACCGATCAACCAATCGGGTCTCAGGCAAGGACGTTTTTACACTGTAGTAATGCTCGTTCTTTGTTGGTACACAGGAATCCAACCTCCCTCTTTTTTTGACCTAAGATGCAACTCTATGAGTCGGGCAGATGGTCTCCCTAACACAAAGTAAAAATTAATCTAATAAAATCTAATGTCTTTTTCTAATCTTAAAAAACAATCCTCACTTGGTTCTCTGACTGCTAAACTTGTTAGTCAGGTGGAAAAAATGAACAAAGGTTCAAACGGTGTAGATGATCGTTTATGGAAACCAGAAGTAGATAAAGCAGGTAACGGTTACGCAGTAATCAGATTTCTCCCTGCACCAGACGGAGAAGATTTGCCTTGGGCAAAACTTTATACTCATGCTTTCCAAGCATCTGGTGGTTGGTATATTGAGAACTCATTAACAACACTTGGTCAGAAAGATCCAGTATCAGAGCATAACTCACAACTCTGGAACTCAGGTGTTGATTCCGATAAGGAAATTGCAAGAAAACAGAAACGTAAGTTATCTTATTACAGTAACGTTTATGTTGTTAAAGATCCTTCAAACCCAGCGAATGAAGGTAAAGTATTCTTGTTTAGATACGGAAAGAAAATCTTTGATAAGATAACTGCTGCAATGCAACCTGAGTTTGAAGATGAACAGGCAATCAACCCATTTGATTTCTGGGCTGGTGCAAACTTCAAAATCAAAATCAAAAAGGTTGCTGGATATTGGAACTATGACTCATCTGAGTTTGCTGCTCCTGCTCCACTTCTAGATGATGACGATGCAATGGAGGCAGTTTGGAAGCAAGAATTCTCTCTTGCAGAACTTGTTGCTCCAGATCAGTTCAAATCATATGAAGATCTCAAGAAGAGACTCGATTATGTTCTTGGTCTCACTGTTGCACCAAAAAGACAAGACCCCGAAGTTATTGATGAAGATAATAACTTAGAGGACTTAAGTGAAGGTCGTGCTGTTGTTGACACAGCTCCATCCTCTGTAAATACAGATGAGGATGAAGAAGATGCACTTAGCTATTTTGCAAAATTAGCTGAAAATTAGGAAATACCCCGAAAAAAATTTCGGGCCATTTTTTACGCCAGAGGTCGCTCAAAGTGACCTCTTTTTTTATGGGGAAATTATTCTTGGATTCTCTGTTTTTTTGAGTCTATCAGTTACAAACTGTCTTGATGGTTTATATTCCATGATATCTTCAAAATCCTCTAAAAATATTGTCAAATACTCAGGTCTTAAAACATTGATATTTCTTTTCTCATCATTTAAGTTTGTTTCATGTTCAAAGAATGTAAATGATGTGAGTGATGATTCTGTTCTCAAAGCTCCATTGTCTAAAAAAGTAATAGAGTGTCCAGCTGGAACTGTTAAACCTTTTGGTTGAATTAATCTACCTCTTGAGTCTCTTATGATCTTAGTTTCATAATGATGAATGTTTGACAGTTCTTGAGTTGTGTATTTTGAATTTACATAAGTCAAAAAATCATTAGGGCCCATTGGCCATTCGTCTCTGACATGAATAATATTATTTGTAGTCAACACCACCCAATCAAGACCAGAATCTCCATAAAAATTAAAAGCTACTTGATCTGGTCTTTCATCACCTTCTACTGAGTATTTTGTAAAAGCAGTGACTTCATCAAATATGTCATCTCGCATCAATGCTCGTTTAAATATATTTTTAACAACTTGATAATCATAGGCAGACTTTCGATCATTTGCCAACGATGGATAATCAAGTTCTGGAAGTTGTCTAAAGTAACTATTTGGTGATCCTGAGTATGTCATATTAGTAACCCACAGTGCCTTCTAA